GTGTAAGAAGCTGATGCTGAAGCTAGCTGACCTACTGAGCCTTGAGTGGAGTAAGATTGTAGGTAGCAATTTCCAAAACCTATTACGTGATAATCAGGGGCGTTAGGATCTATCCCTTGATGAACATCTGCTTCGGCAAAATTTTCTTTAAAGTAAGGTTTATCTAAGTCGGTCCCTTCTTGATTGACCGCTACATAAAAGTTTCTGCAGTCGCGGTATTGATTAACTGCAAAAGTAGCACCGGGCCTTAATATCTTACGATTCTTGTCTTCTTCATAAAATCCAGATAATAATGAAACATTTAAATTATCACTATAGTAAGGCGCTCCATTAAAATTAAACTCAAACTGCGGATAGTTGACATTAAAACCTAGGCGGGCTTCATTTTTGGTTCCGCACAACAAATAGTTGAAATTTAAACTAACTGTAGGGTAATTGACTATAGGTCTGTCGACTATCCCTCTTTTGTTTATTTGGGTGATGTTAGTATGAGGTACGTTAATAGAATAGCTTACCGACTGTACTCTATCTATAGAATGAAGAAGGTTTAGTTGTTGGTAGAGATTAGAGTGATCGTTAGTTGGTGCCCCTCCGGTATAAGCTATAAAATTATAACCAGTCTCCGGTGCAGGTCCTACGAATAAGCCCTGACAGTTGTAAATTACATTTGGCCTCGCCATTACTTTTCTCCTTCATAAACACTTGAATAAAGTATCCCCGCTAAAAAGTTATCTACCTGATGTTCGTAAGCTACGTCTTGAACCTTCTTGACTCTCTCATGATCCCTGTCTGTGGGTTCAGCAGCGTATCTGCCTGCTTTAGCCAACCAGTTTTCAGGATTTTCATTTGCTATGACAATATTAGTAATTTCGCGAGCTACTTCCTTTTGCTGTTTACTAAGTCTTTTACGTTTATGAATTTTGCGCAAAGAAGCCTCCACCTCTATATTTACCTTATCTGACAAATTAAGATTCTCCTGAATCTTGGATAAACTAAAGTTTAAAGTAGCCTTAGTCCCTATTGGTGTCTTTTTATCTTCTTCTTTAGGTTTTTTAGATCCAGTTGGTCTACCTGTCATCTGAGGCATTTTAGCGCCCCCAATAACAGGCTCATATAGACCCTCCTTCTTATATTCTTGAAACTTCTTTTGAGATTCTAGAGACTCTTCCAATGTTGGGAAACGTCCAGACTCAATAGCCTGAATCCCTTCTTCAGGGGTCAAAACTCCTAATTCAATAAGGCGGCTATAAATTCGAGAATAAACAGAAGTATCCTTAAGGTCTACATCTTCGAAATGAGCAGTAGGGTAATTCTTGAAACCCATCTCTTTTGATATACGCCGAATTTCAGGCATTAAAAAGTTCTCAAGAAAGACACGTCGACTCTGTTTGAGTCTCTCCATAAACACTTGAACTTTAATGCTTGTATTGGCAAATTTTTCATCGCTTAATAGGATGTTATTGAGACCCATTTGGATATCCTGATTAACAACATCATACTTTTTGGGGTCAAGAATGTTCCCAATATCAGGAATGACGAACTTTGCATTAGTAGTATAATCCGAAATTAATACGCGCCCCACAGATTCATTCTCAAAAAGCTTCTGCATGGCCATAAGATTCTTCTGATTTACTCCTCCATCTTGAGGCTTGGCCCCCATTGTTATAAGCAAGATAGCTTGGTTAGTGGTTCTAGCCACCGCCATGTCCATCTGCTTCATCTCTTCTTTCCAGTTTATGTCCTCCAGTACTGGATAGCCCATTGGAACCGCAAAAGGTTCGTAATCCTGCTTTTTGTAAAATACAGCTACCAAACGATTAGTATCCAAAGGTAGGGTAACAGCTGACATCCCTACGTCTTTTGTATCATTTATTAATTTTCTAGTTTCTTCAGGGAGACTATCAAAGACTTCCTGTTGCTCTTCGGTTTGTGGATGACGTAATATTTGAAGCTCGTAGTCCGTAATCACCTTGTAATAAACCCCAGTACTAAAAGAAATGCTTCCTTGCAACTGGATATCCGAAGGATTCAGTATAATGTATTTAGCAGGAATCTCCAATTCCTCGGAGGCCTCGGCTATGCCAAATGTTTGATTTATCTTTAAAGCGTCAGCTTTATCCATCTTGGCATTAAAACGGTAAATGAAAACATTTCCTGAGCGATAATACTCCCTAAAGAACCTACTCTGTAGATCGTCAATATTAATCCTCTTAAAAAGAGTCTCAAAGAAATCCCTAGATTTGCGACTTCCTCCGGTATAGTACAAATCGCTAACAGAAAATTCTGTCATTAAATCAATAGTGTTTCTGAAAACTGAGAAGTTATAATAAGCTTTCTGGCACAGGATAATTGTATCTCGAACCTCAATATTGGAGTTATTAGACACTCCCCGAGAATACTTGAACGGTATCATACCGTTTTCTATATTCCGGAACCGATCTGTCCTGATAATATCTGCGGCCTTATTTCTGCGCGTACGCGTAGAGTTGGCTATGGACTCATGCTTAGCCATTAGAGGTTCCGAACCTTGTTCCGTTTTCTTCCTTACCGCCATATTTTACCTTAAATTTACACCTAAGCTATCATCTTGGGAGTAAATGTGTGATTAATTTGCTCCAGCTTAGTATTTTTAAGATCATTATAGCCCTTAACCGCCCAGTTGCCTAACATTAAAGTAGTATAATTATCCTTACGAGCGCGGTTAGCTGAAGTGCTCCTTTTTAAATGCTGAGGAAGATCAAAAGTTTGAGTGCCTTTAGCAGTAGTTTTTACCTCTACTAACGCGCATTGCTTTCTGGTTTGATATATAATGTCATCCTGAAATTCGATTAAATCTCCCTTGTTTTCATAAGGCATTAATTTTATGGGTACAGCTTGTGCAGAGACCTTGTCAAAAAAACTTCCGCATGCCGCAGTACGAGACGCAAACCATATTCTCTTATGGTCAATGGAAGCTTGCAAATACTCATTAGCTTCACGGAGAAAAGTTGTAGAAAACAACTGTTTAAAGCAAATTACATGCTCTTTTTTGTTATACTGACTTTTAGCTTTTAGTAGCATCTGCTGGTAATCCACCCCTGTTTTATCACTGTTAAAATCAAAAAATTTCAAATTTATCCTAGAGTCTCGGAAAAGCTCGGACTCATTAGCGCTATCGATAAACTGGTAGCCCGCATTATCAATGATGATTAAAGAAAAATTGAAATGAGTTACTAAATAATGAAGATATTTGATGTGATCTTTTAAATCTCCTCCTGCAACTGCATAAGCGTGAACTAAGGTAGACTCATTTCCCTTTTCCTCATCCAGCTCTAAGACGGACATAGCAAAGTAATCTGAACTCGGGCTATTACTAAAACTAGGGTCAATTCCTAAAATATACTCTTTATCCTTTTCTCCCTTGGTTAAAGTGTGCTGTTTCTCCCCATCAGGGATGGTGCAGTCATGCATTTTCTTGGCGCTGAAATAACTATCACTCCCATCAGTAAACTGCGCACAGTATTCCCGTTGAAAAGAAGAATTAGAGGACCCTCCCGATCTGGCTTCTTCGATAACAGTGCTATCTATCATGTCAGAAGGAATAGAATCAAAAGCCATTTGAGAGATAAAGTAGTTAGACTGCTGCATCTCTTCGGAGTAGATATTGTTCATCCATTCTTTATAAGTCTTAAAAAGATTCTCAAAACTAAAACTCGCAGAAGACAGAGCGATCATTTTTGAATTGTTCTCAAACTTGATTCTATCCTTTTCCTGCATTTGTCCTTTTTTAATTAAGTCGTCCTCCATTTCCCTTATCTTAATTCTTTCTGCCATATCTTGGGGAGCTACCAAAAATGGCATTAGCACTGTCTTAATAGTATCCTCCGGTAATAATAAAAACTCGTCGAGTACCAAAATATTAGCGCGGAAACCACGAATCTTTTCTCCGCTTAAAGGTATAGCGGTAATAGTCCCTTCGTTTATTTTCCATTCAAATTGATCATTACGTTTAGATTTAGCGCCAAAAGCATGAGCTAACATCTGAGCTTCTTTCGATTCAACTATCTTTTCTAAATTGTTAAAGATAAACCGCGCAGTACGAAAAGTCGGCCCAGCTATAAGAATTTTTGTTCGAGGCTCGAATACGCATTGCAAAAAACAATAAACGGCAGCGATGAAACTTTTGCCACATCCACGACCCCAGACACACATGCTAAAGTTGCGGTTAAAAAAAGCCTTAAGAGTTATCTCTTGGTAGAGGGCCAGTTTAATCCCCGAAAGTAATTCAGTAGTAAAACCCAAGTTAGAACGCATAAACTTAGCTAAAGTAATCTTAGCCTGTCTATCTGGAAGCTCCCCTTTTAAATCAAGAAACTCTTCATTTAAGTTGGGGATGGTTTTTTTATATTTATCGGGGCAATACCACATGCTATAACAACTCCAAATCGTAGGCTAGTTGCAAATCAAATTTCTTTTGAGGAATACTGGTGAGTAATATCCTCTTTACTACACGCACACATTCCTCTCTTCCTTTTACAAATAGGAATTGTATATGGGGAAATTTTTGAATTAAGTACCTAACGTTGTGAAAAATAAAATCAGGAGTAACTCTAGTATTCTTTTTGTAGACATGTCGTAATTTATTAAACGCTAGACACTCATCCATTTTTCTTTCAACTAAAATTACTAAATAAGCTTTTTCTTCTGCG